TTAGCGTAATTCGAACAGGTAACCCTGACCACGGACCGTGGTGATCACGTCCTGCGGGTATTGCGCCTGAATTTTTTTGCGCAAACGTCCCATCAATACGTCAATGGTGTGGCTCTCCCGTAGCTCGGCATCCGGGTAAAGCTGGAGCATTAAGGAATCCTTGCTCACCACTTTGCCGTTATTACGGATAAGCGTCTCCATGATGGTGTATTCGAATGCCGTCAGCTTGATCACTTCATTGTTGATGGAAAATTCGCGGCGGGAGAGATCAACCTGGAATGGCGGAAGGGAGATAACCTGCGAGGCATGACCGCTGTTACGACGTAACAGCGCCTGCATGCGCGCAGCGACTTCTTCGATATGAAACGGCTTCGTCACGTAGTCGTCCGCACCCGCGCTGAGCACTTCCACTTTATCCTGCCAGCCTTCACGGGCGGTCAGGACCAGCACCGGCAGAGAGACGTCATGGCTGCGCCAGCGACGGATCAGCGAGAGGCCGTCTTCATCCGGCAAGCCTAAATCGACAATGGCGATATCCGGCAGGTGTTCATTGAGATAATAATCGGCTTCTTTTGCATCTTCAGCATCGTCCACCTGATGTCCCATCTCCTGAAGCTGAACTTTCAGGTGATGACGTAGCAATGCGTTATCCTCAACAACCAGTACGCGCATCATCTCTTCTCCCTAAATAATTGGTATGAATAGTTTAACGCTGATTATGTAGTTTGAAACCAGCGTCATGAAATTAAATGACTTTTTTAATGCTACCAGTGCCTTGGGGGCGTCTTGGGGGCATTGCAGTCGGCATCTGATTATTCAGCATATTGACCTGATCCTGGTTCATATCTCCAATCCACTTCGAGTAAACCTCGTACACCATACGCGCATCCTCATGGCCCATCTGGCTGGCGATAAAGGAAGGGTTAGCACCGGCCATAAGTGTCCAGCAGGCGTAAGTGTGTCGCGACTGATAGGGATTTCTTTCACGTATACCGGAAAGTTTAGTGCCCCGTTTCCATCCATACGAAATCGAGTTTTTGGAAAGATACCGGTTCTTGCCCGACGCACACCTCTCAGGAGAAAAAACGAAACGTAGATTCTGCGTTTCGGTTTTGCCAAGCTCCCGATGATGGAAGATGATTTGCTGCCTGGGACTATTGCCGGTGATTTCGTACTGCTCCTTCAACGCATCAAGGGCAGGCTTCAGCAAAGTAATCGTTCTTATCCCGGCATCAGTTTTGGGCGGCACAAACAACCCTTTATTCGTCAAGCTTCTGGAAACGTGAATTTCACCTTTCTTCAGGTCGATATCCTCCCATGCCAGAGCACAAACCTCACCTGGCCTCATTCCTGTATGGACAGACACAATAATGATTAAAACCCACTTGCGAGGGAGGAGAGCAATTAACGCATGATACTCATGAAGTAAAAGCGGATCAGGATCTGCCTTTGATAGCTTGAGCCTCGATACTCCCTCATAAGGAGCGTGTAATATAAACTGGCTTCTGTTCGCAAGCTTCAGCATTTCTGATAAAACCGCCATCTGTTTATTGACTGTTGAGGGCGCGCGTCCCTTTTTAACCAGATTAGGCATTGAAGGGTTTAATACACTGCCGGTCAGCAGCTCTTTACGGTAATTCAGGATGTCGGCGTGCTGAATATCAGCTAGGGGAGTATTTTCTCCCACCACGCGCTTCAGGGTGTTAACTGCAGATGTGAGAGAGTGCAGTGTTGCCCCTGACACCTCCAGCGCTTTTGTATCAATGAAAAAATCGCTCAGCTCTTTAAACGTCGTGATCCGCTTAGTTGATGAGAATTTTTTAAGAGCCTTCGATTCAGGGAAGCGCGCCGCGTAGTCGAACTGGCCGAACTGGATCTCACTCACGATGACGGCGCGAAGGTTTCCAGCCTTCTTGATGTTGCTGCTGTTAACCACCCAGCCACGGAGAACTTCGCGGCAGCGAATGCCGCGATAGGTAAACGTGATCCTGATTTTTCCGTTATGAAGTTCAACGCCGGTTGGAAAGTTCATCATGCTTCCTGAATAAATCTATTAATCAGCGGGAAGTTGTACCAGACCAAAGCGCGTTTGCTTTCTCCGCCGGGTACCGCGGGTACTCGCTTAAAATGAACCCCTTCAATCCAGCATCCGAGGCGATAAGCTTTTATTTGCCTGTCATCCAGCCCCGTTTTTTCAGTTAGCTTTCCCGCCACCATCCACTCTTCATCAAAAATGATTTGCGCCATGCTTAACTCCATGACGCCGCCACGATACCGCAGCGGCAGATAGTATATTGATTGTCAAAAATCACCGACCAAGGCCAGGGAGGCACCGGAGATGCCTGGCTCCGGTCATTGCCGTGGCCACGTAACTACGGGGGCGGTTAACAACCTCAACCGTAATTTTTCTCCCTTGGAACTTGATGGTGTAAAAAGTCTGCTTGTCGCTGCGACCATGCGCGCCATATTTCTCAAAATGGCATTTGAGCGCGGCGGCGCATGCTGGCCCGCCGATGCTGTCTCCCTTGCTACGGTTAATCAGACGCACAGGATCCTTCCTGATGGTTGATCACGCTGCGGGCAAGCCCGGCGGCCATAACCGGTAATTCCTCATACTGATTGCAATAAGCCGGGTTGGAACATAAGCCCTGCAGCGCTGCAATGGTCAGCTGCTGCAGGTAGGTCACAGAAGAAAGCGGAGCGTTTGTTTCAGGTGCTGGTTCGGGCTCTGCTTTCGGCTTTGCAGTAACTGCCAGCGGATCGAGCACGACAGATTTTGGTGGTTCCGGTCGTCGGTATTCCACGATCGCATCAAGAGCGATTTTCTGACGAACGCTAATTTCATCGGACCAGCTATCCAGCATGGTGGTGGCCACGTCGTGGATCTCCTCGTCTGTGAAATCAGGAGACAAGCAAAATTCTGTGGCGGTGATATCGTCCATCAGTAACGGGATAACATCGGAAACGAGCTGGCCGGTGCATGCCACCACTCCCTCTGCCTCTTCTTTCCCCATGATGTCGGTGCGGCCAGAAATCAGGTCATTCAGTGCATGCAAAATTGAAATTTCGCGTTCGCCTGGTGCTGGTGGTACTTCCTGTTTTTTGACTTCATTTGAGGGAGTGGTATTTATCAGTGCATCGACAGAGAAGACACCTCCTCCTAGGTTCTCCACCTTCGGCTGGTCCGTGGTCTGCTGCACTGGCGCTGAGCTCTGAGCGAATGCCTCATTGAGTTCTTTGTCGAGCTGCGCAGCTTTGGCAGGGCAAACTGCTGGTGGCTGAGTTTCGCCAGGTACAGGCGGTTTGGCTTCATCATTTTCGTTTACCTCAGGGGTGGCGCGGAATTTTGGGCGGCAAGCCGCATCAACCGTTTTCTGATCTGGGTGCGCGTGGTCAAATTCAACCAACTCGCGATTGATGAACTCACGCAGTGCGACAGGATCTATCCAGAGTTCTTCCGGAGCCGATTTAATCAAGGCGATGATGGCTGCCCGGGAATAATCCAGAATACCGGGGGTGCCGCGCAGTTTTTTCCACCATGCAGTAAAGCGGGGGTCCTGTTCTGCTTCGGCCATGGCTTTCGCCGGAATAAATAATCTATTCGGGATCCCGTAAATATCGATCTCGTCGTACATGCCCAGAATCGCAACAGCAACCTCTATCTTGAGCGTAGACAGGTTGTGTGCCAGATCCGGGCTACGGTCTGTCTTGTTTCCTCCGCCCAGAGTGGAGTCAGTGTCCGTGCGGTTTTCTTCGGTGTTAGTGCTAACAGGCTGAGGTCGCTTATCAATCGGCGTATCGATCCATTTAGTGATCTGCTTTTTAATGTCCGGCCACTGTGCAGATTCTTTTGTGTTCTCACGTACCCAGGCGAGTAATTGCTCCTGCCGTTCCGGTGCCAGGGCCAGCGATCGTGTTTCTTTGGATAGTGCTTCGGCCAGCTCGCGGGCAACGCTGGGTTCATCATCATTCTTCAGATCGACGATCTGGCCGTACTGCGCTGAAGTGATTCCAGGGACCGGGCCGAACAGTGCCAGACAAGCTGCCCGGGATGCCTGGTCGAGTTGCGCAACAATTTTAATTTCTTCCTGTGCCTTGTTGTCGTCCCATTCCGTCTTTTCTTCAGATTCAGGCTGTGGCACCGCAGCTGGTTCGCCAGCGTTAACATTCCAGATAGCCACGGTATTGAAAAATTCAGGTGAGAAAACATCAAGCTCAGGGCACGGCAAACCATCACGGTGCTCCCAGATTTTCACTTTAAAATAATCATCAATATGTTCAGGGTGCTCAGCCGCCAGCTTGCCGAAAATAACGGCCTCGGCGATGGCTTTTGTGGCCGCATTAACTGCGGTTGCAAGTGGTTTTAAATCTGGGTGTTTTTTTAATGCTTTATCTTTTGGGAAATAAGCCCCACCAAATACTTTTAACTCAACAGACATAATGACCTCGCTTAATATTTGAAAAATGATGTTGAATGAAATGGCTTGCGGATGCCGCGTTTTACCTTTCTTAAAGCGTCACGTTTTTCTCTTTTTTCATTGCATTGCTCGCATAAATAAATCGTGCGCTTAAAGGGGTATATGTCTGTTTTCCTTTCGTGCATTTCCGATTTTTTATATTCACGGCAGCAAACAGCGCAATGACAAATGATGTCATCCATATCAGTTAAGTAGTTGGCGTTTGTGATCGTAATAGGACATGCCGCAGGCGTGCTGTGCTTCGGCGAACTTCACAGACAGCAAGCTAATGTGCTTAACAGCGCAAACCGGGCAATGAAACTCGCCCAGCACATAGCCACCATCAAGCACAACGGTTACAGGGCCAGAGGATGGTAAATGAACCACGCCAGAAATAATCCCGTTAATATTAAATGTCGCAATTTCTTTGTTTACTATTGCCAGACCCATTTCAATGGTTGTTACTTCTAATTTCATTTCAGAAACCTTGTTTTAGGTTGAGAGAATCCCTGCCGTTTAAGGCATGGTTTTTAATCGTGTATAATTAAATGACAGTCAGGTTATTGCGTTTTATCGACGCTATTAACCTTCAGAGTTCAGGGTTGCCTTTTTGAGCAAGCAAATAACAAAGTTTTCGAAGTTTTATTTCAAACCAGTTAAGGCGGACTGCCTGTTGCCGTGATGGTTGACGATTAAAGTCTGTCATAATGAATCCCCTATTAAGGTTATTAACAGCCATCTACAATTTTCGATTGCCCACAACTGGAAGCACACTCCGCCAGCTAACAAACCAATCCCCATTAGTGAAAGAGTGGAATGCGCTTCCATGTTGTGGGCGATTCATCTGCCCTGGTCTGGCGGCGCCACCTCGCCAGGGCAGATGTAAAGGGCAGTTTCGCTGCCAGTCGGCTTATTGGTCTGTGCAGGTATTTCAAGTCCTGCAACGCGGGGTTTGCTCTCCGCCCCAGGTTCTCCCCGCTATGCTTTAGCGCGCAACCTGAGAAAACCGCCTTCAAGCCTTTGGCTTACGCCACATTCAAGAAACTGCCTGGACGAACTCGGAAAAGCTCAGTGCTTCTTCACCCTCCGCCAGACTGTTGAAATACTCTTCGTATGCTTTTTCCATCTCGAACCCCTGTTTGCTGCTTTGCTTGGCTAATCACCCTTATCGCCGGGTAGGCGGAACGTTTACTGATTACTGCTGTTAAGTTTTGATAACGCAGATTGTTATTTAAACCTAACAAAACGTCAAGGGTGAATTTCGCAAAACCTAACAACAGGATCGTGAAAAACACAAAAAGGCCGCTATTGAAGCGGCTTGGCGTGAAGAAAAATTATTTGATATCGAGGTTTTTGAGGATCTGCAGGATTTCTTCTTTGCTTTTGGTTTTTATCAGGTCGTTGAACGTTTCATCGTAGTCTTTGACCTTGTCCCGCAAATTGATGATGTGTTGTTCTTTCTCAGCGTTGGGGAGTTTTTCAAACAGTTCCAGAAGCTGAATCTGTTGCGGTGAAAGCAACCGATGCGATTCTGCTGGGGCTGGTTCGTATCCGTCATCGCCTTTAATGATCCAGCCTGGTTCAACGCCAAGAGCCGCAGCTAACTTGAAGAGATTATCGCCCCTTGGAGAGGTTTCATCACGTTCCCACTGAGAGATTGTGACATGAGCAACCCCAGCCTGTTTGCCTAGGCTGCGCTGGGTATATTTCAAAGCAGAGCGCCGCTCTTTTATACGCTGACCGATCGTTTTCATAGTTCGGAAATCCTAACGCGCATTGACTCTTGTTTCCTTAACATATAAAGTTAGGAAAACTTACCAAGGAGGACAAAATGAAAACCGAAGATGTAATCAAACACTTTGGGAAAAAAGCCAACGTGGCGAGGGCTCTCAACATCGCTCGATCCTCTGTGAGTGAGTGGGGGGAGTTAGTACCTGAACGACGCGCCGCTCGACTGGAAAAATTAACGGGTGGTGCATTGAAGTACGACTCAGTTTTGTATGAGCACAAGATTAACCTCAATGCCCCTAAGGAGTCTGACTGATGGAAATCAAAAAGCTGGCATGCGAGCTGGAGTCCTGGGCGCAGGAAAAGGGCTGGAAGACGGTCACGCAGCTGATTACCCCGCATCACTTTGGCGATCTGCTTCAGTCACTTGATGACGTATCGGATCCGGACGAGTACACGCGCCGTTTGCACAACAACAAGCAGATTATTCAACGTGCTTTCCGCAACGATACGCCTAACTACCTGAAACAGGCAGAAGCGCTGAGCTATGCCATCCGTACCGCCATTGATAACGAACTGGCGCAGAAGGACTGCATGCACTACCGGGCGGCCAGGGTTAACAAAGAGTGTATCGAAGCCACCAATGCGGTCTTCACCGGCAAGCCGCAACCGATAATCCGGCGAGAGACCCTGGAAGCCATCGACGCGCTGGCGCAGCTGGTCGGCGTCAAAGTGAAGCTTGTTTCGACTTGTTCGAACGCAGTCTAGTTCAGTTGTATCGAGGTGTTCTATGAGCATGGAACTGATGGTTCAGGCGATGAAGGTCAAAGTAGGAAACCCGCTGCGCAAGCTGGTTCTCCTCAAGTTGGCTGATAACGCCAGCGACCAGGGCGAGTGCTGGCCGAGTTATCAGCATATAGCTGATCAGTGCGAGATCAGCCGTCGTTCAGTCATGAATCATGTTGCCGCACTTTGCGAGTCTGGACTGATGCGAAAAGAGACAAGATCGGGACCGAAAGGCAATGGCAGCAATTTCTACCGGCTAACCCTGAGCGGTGCAAACCCCAGTGCGAAGTTAGTGAATGAGATTCACCAGGGTAGTGAAGCAAATTCACCAGGGGGTAGTGCAGGAGATTCACCAGATGGTGCACCACATTCACCAGGGGATAGTGAAGGAGATTCACCCAGAATCAGTCACTCTTCTGAACCAGTCAAAGAACCAGAAAACCCTTCTTGTCCGGACGCTCCGCCGTCGGACGGAAAAATGACAAAAACTGATTTTTTGAAGCGCCATCCAGAAGCGGTGGTCTACAGCCCTGCGAAACGCCAGTGGGGTAGCCAGGAAGATTTGATCTGTGCGCAATGGATTTGGAAGCGCTTGCTGAAACTCTACGAGGAGGCCGCAACCTTTGACGGCGAGATCGTTCGTCCAAAAGAGCCGAACTGGACGGTCTGGGCAAATGATATTCGATTGATGCGCACAGCTGATGGCCGTAGCCACAAGCAAATTTGTGAAATGTTCAAGCGCGTTCAGAGCGATACATTCTGGGTTCGCCAGGTGAAATGCCCGGCCAAACTCCGCGAAAAATGGTATGACCTGATTATCCGCCTGTCGGTACCGGGCTCAGGGCATTACCGGTCCGGTGGACGGGATATCAATCAGATCTCCCGTCCAGATAACACCGTTCCGCCAGGATTCAGGGGGTAAGCATGCACAACGCAGGTTCCATTCTCGATCGCCTTCGCCGCGTCATCCCGGCTGGCGTAGAACCCAAATTCAAGAACGCCGCTGAGCTGATGGCCTGGCAGCGGGAAGAAGGGCAAAAGCGTGCAGCTGAGATTGACAAGATCAACCAGCAGGCGCGGACAGAGAAAATTTTCGGGCGATCCGGTATCCAGAACCTGCACCGCAGCTGCAGCTTCGCGAATTACACGGTGAACGGCGACGGCCAGCGGCATGCCCTGAGTATGGCAAAGAGCTATGCGCAAAATTTTGGAACCGGCTTTGCGAGCTTCGTTTTCACAGGAAAACCCGGCACGGGGAAAAACCACCTTTCAGCGGCGATCGGAAATTATCTGCTCAAACAAGGGCGAACGGTTCTGATTGTGACCGTGCCGGACCTAGCTCTGCGCGCCAGGGCTTGTTATGACGAAGGGCGTTCTGAAGCCGCGCTGCTGGATGACCTCTGCAAAGTGGATTTACTGGTACTCGACGAAGTAGGCATTCAGCGCGAGAGCCGCGGAGAGAAAGTTTTGTTGAACCAGATTATTGATCGCCGCCTGGCCGCTATGCGCCCGGTTGGCGTTCTGACCAACCTGAATTACGACGCGCTGGTAGACACCCTAGGTGAAAGGGTTATCGATCGCCTGCGCATGGATAATGGTATTTGGATAAATTTTGATTGGGATAGCTATCGAGGCAATGTAAGTCACATAGGGCACGTAAAGGGGTCTTGAACAGATTTTTTTGAAAGCGGTGTTTTAAGCATTTAAGCAATTACTAAACAGAAATAGGTTACCAATGAATATAAATCTTAATGCAATAATGATTGTCGCTAAATTAAATCCTTGCTAACTAAAATTGGATATATAGCACCTTTTAAAAAATAATTTTCTTTCTACCAATATCTACCTGAAGTTTGCTTGACTTTGAGCAATAGATAGGAGTAAATTCCATTTACTGTATATATATACAGTTGTGAGAATAACCTAACAAGGAGGATATTATGCCTAACGAAGATTCAATGACAGTTGACGGTAACGCAGGAAGTGGAGTCCACTGGGGGGGCGGTTCAGGAAATGGAAATGGCGGAGGCGCAGGCTCCAGTGGTGGTGCAAATGTCGCTTTGGGAGGCGTCATGGAGGTTGACCTGGGAAATGGTTACACAATGATCGTTGAGGGAACACATCCTATTAATCCAGGCATTGGCGGTGTTCCTTGGGCTGATGCTAAAACTAACAAGGCTGCTGCGGAAACTCTCAAGGCTAGTCAGAACAAGCCGGCGCAATATAAGGCCAATATTAAAAACTGGCAAGAAGGTACTAAAGGGACTTTAGATAGACCTTCCGTTAGTAAAGTATCTGAGACAGGTGATGTAGCTACTTACGTCGTGAGATTTGGTAAGGAGGTATATCATGTGAAGTATAACCGTAAAAAAGACTCCTTCACGTCTTTATATGGTGATGGTACTACTAGTAATGCTAAGTATCTCATGGATGATCAGGCTATTGCGGTTGTTAAGCTTTATCTTCTCGATCAAAAGCAAAAAGCGGTAATCACTACTTCTGCGGAAATTATTTCTGATGCTGGAGAAAAAATTAGCGGTAAGTTGGGTGAAAAATATAAAGGCCTGGCGCAAGGAGTCGCTAATGATATTAGTAACTTCCAGGGCAAGAAAATCCGAAGCTTTAAAGATGCCATGGCATCCCTTGATGCTATTGCGAAAAATCCTAATATGAAATTGAGCCAGGCTGATAAAACAGCGATGACTAATGCGCTGAAACAAATGGATTTAACTGGAATAGCAAATCGTTTTAAAGGATTAGAACGAGCATTTGTATGGTCAGATCGCTTGCTTAAGGCTCAAAAGGTTAGGGACGGTATTGTCACTGGTATTACCACCGGAAATTGGCAACCCTTAGCATTAGAGGTGGAGGCTATGTATCTCAGTGGCATTACTAGCGCCGTCGCACTAGGTATCGTTACTGCCATTATCTCATTAGTGGCTGCTGCGTACGCAATTCCAAGTGCAGCTATCACAGCGGTAACCGTTATTGCCATTATTGGTCTTGCTATTGCAACATCGTATATCGATGCTGAAAAAGCCAAAGCACTAAATAATGCAGTGGCAAATTTGTTCAAGTGATGCTGTAATTTTACTTGAAAGCGGGGTTAAACCCGCTTTTTGAAGTAAGGCAATCCTTTTAAAATGTATAAATAAAGCATGAATAGCCATGTGAAAAAATAGTTGGTCAAAAATAAAAGTATGTAATATATCATTAAGAAAAATTCATTTTCAGCAACAAATCTTTTTACTCGGTACATACTAGTAGACATGTTGTCTATTCCTGAATATGTTAACCAGTACACACCTAAAATAAGAATGATTGCACCTGGCAAGACTTTAAACCATCTCTTAAGGTCTATATTAATGGTTTTTAAATCAAGGCTTTTCCATCCCAAAACAAACATTAAAATTGCAAAAACCGGTGCTGTTTTAGCATATGCTGACGCTATAGTACTTACCGCTATATGCTGTTCAGAGAAATCACGATTGTACCCATCTGCAATTTGGAATAGGGCATGCAAGACAGATGAATCCTTGTTGGCAAAATAAATAGCGAAAACCACTATTATTGGTAGCACTCCGATTATAAAGGATATCGCCGTATATTTTATAAGGCCTTTTCCTTCCATATCATTTCCCTCCATTATCATGTGATTGATACTCATCATAACTTACCCACATCAAATGACAATATTCCCCTGCTCAAATGGCGCTGAGCGAAGCCGCACCTCACAGAAGCAATAAGTTAGAGGACCCGAAATAGAACGCCTGAGCCAGGCTCTCAAATTTGGTCTACTTTTGCTCAAAAACATATCGTAAAGTAAGTGACTGTTGGAGCGCTGCGTCGCTGTTATCGCACCGTGTTGCTCTAAGCAGTCGCAAGTCGAGCGAGCAATAAAGGACTACCTTATGACCACAGACAGAATAAGCATCGACAAAAAGTCACTCCGTGACGCAGCTGAGAAAGCAAACGAACTCGGCAGCGTTGATAACTTCATGCGAGGTAATATTGCTCGAGCGCATTTTGACGGGCTAGCTACGCCCACAGTGGTGCTGGCTTTGATAGATGAACTGGAAGACGCAGAAAAGCGCATTGCTGAGCTTACGCAATTGAAGGGAATCTAAAAGGGGATTGGCTGGAGTTCTGAAGGCACTATACAGCTGGTGATAATCCACTAATCAGCGATGCTTATTTAAATAAGAATCGGTTATATACTAATCGCTTACCCGCTTCGGCGGGTTTTTTGTGCTCTAAATCTTGACCCTCGTTTTTTTGATGTTACTGTATAAATATACAGTTACTTAACAAGGGTGATCACCATGAATTTTCCATCACCATCAGAAGATTTCGCGGAACACAAATCTTTCATAAGTAGCATTTGCAGCTACGAAGGTAATTGCCGAACAATCGAAACACCTGCCGGATACGCAATCATCAACGTTGTCCAAAAACCACGAGCAGGTGACTCGGTTATGATTACTTTCTGTGGAAGAATGGACTTTGCTACTGTGCAGGGAAACGCTCTTATCACCCAAGATGGTGAAGCTATAGAAGGTGAATCGCTGGATGAGGTAGATGTTCTCGGCGTTGTGACATTTCTTTTGAATCGAGTTATTGAAAATGATAACAGGCCAGTTATCTAGCAAACCGAGACAACATCCTGTGTATTGATTGCCGATCGGTTAGACAGAACAATTAAGCGAAATTGCTCTGTCTAACCTATTAGAGTCTGGTTAGCGGAACCTTATTTAAATCAGCACGCAGGGAGAAAAGGACCACCCCAACGGGGAAATCCATTTTAGGGATGTGCACATGAAATTGAATGAATTTGCCGCCGGTCTCACCAAAGACGGAATGCTTGTTTTATGTCTTACTGATGGTGAAATTACCGACTACCTGGTGACCAGTAATGCACTGCGCACACTGATACGCCGGGAAGGTGATAGACTTTCATCTCAGGTTCTGAGTGATGAAGACTGGGTAGTAAACTTAAACTCCCTGCCAGAAGCACTTAAGGTTCTCAAGCCGTAAGTGTTGATTTATAATAATCAAACGGGCTGAACACCCTCTGATTACTGCGCCAACCTGAGGAATCAAAATGGCGCAGAGCATTACCCCAAACATCTTTCACCGCTCATTTAAGTGCGGTGTTTCTGCTTGTGCTGGTGGTCCAGCATGAAGAAAGCAGATAGCCTCCATCTTTCACGTGTGGCCGCACTGGGCTGCATCGTGTGCAGAAACCAGAACCTGGGCGAGACGCCTGCGGAAATTCACCATATCCGAACCGGTCAGGGCACCAGTCAACGTGCTGACCATCGGAAATCAATTCCCCTGTGCCATATGCACCACCGCAACGGCGGTTACGGTGTCGCGATTCATGCTGGCCGCCGCGCTTGGGAAATGAAGCACGGCACCGAAGCAGAGCTGCTGGTGCAGGTTCTCTATTTGCTGGGAGAGCCTGCCGATGAATAAGCCAGTCAGTTATGGCTCAGTGTGCAGCGGCATCGAGGCCGCAAGCGTGGCATGGCATTGCTTGGGCTGGCAGCCAGCATGGTTCGCTGAGATAGAAAAATTCCCCTCTGCTGTTCTGGCGTACCGCTGGCCGGACGTCAGCAATCTGGGTGATTCCGACAGAGCTAACGCGGCCAATGATAGTTCCGTTTCCACCAGAGCAATGACGTATTGTCAGGCAGTTCTCTGGATTAAGCCGTTGCTGGCTGTAATTGAAAAAGGTAACAATAATTTTGCTGGTATACGTCAGATACAACGTGAACAGGAAAATTACAATCACTAGGTAGTTGCATTTGATTATTAATCTTCTGAAGATAAATCAGTAGTTTTTTAGCAAGCCATAAATGGTAATTAACACGTGACAAGCTTATTCATTTTCGAGTGGAGATTGGAAATCTTTAAGTGAAGATTCCATTTCTTGTGCCTTATTGCCACTTTCTGCAGGTTCAATAATGCTCCAATTGAATATAAAATCTTTAGTGATATCTAAAGCTCTTTTCTTTTCATGTTCTGAAACAGGTAATGAAGGCGAGTCGATGAACCAATAAGAATCGGCTTTGTATGGAGTGGCGTAAATTATGATCTTTCTGTATTGATCGTCAAGTATATAACGACCATCTAATAATTTTGGCTTTTTGATTTTCATCTTGTTTATTTCTTAAAAAAGTTGAGCTGTCTTAAATTCTTTTTGCATGGTCATATCCTTGTTGATAAGAAATGGGCTCAAATGAGCCCATGAATTATTTCTTTTTGCTGTCTGGAGTTTTATTGATTAATTCCCACTCGTGCCCCTTTTGAGAGGTAGGTGGTAATTTTTCATTATCTTTCACAGTTGCATAGTTTTCTTTTTTACCACCGCGCGGACCAACTTCTTGCCAGATGCCGCCGTCATCGGTGTAGGTTCCAGGCTTTTGAGCCATGATTAAGACCCTCAAGATAAGATGTCGATATTGACATCACTTCTTTAGATGGTGCTTAAGGATATGAATTCAACCAGCAAAAGTCGAAATGTTGGGTCAGGTGTATAATTATGTGATTCATGTCTTTTTTTTATGCAATTCATTGTAATTGATAATTTTTCGCGTTTGTTCGGGTCCTTTCCGTCTATCGAAGTAATTACGGGGCGGCGACCTCGTGGTCTCTCGCTATTCATGAAGTTCTGACGGCAATCTTTACTTCCTTTCGTATTGTGACTTTGTCTGATCCCTTACTGCGGTTATCTCATCAATTGTCCCCTCTGGCGGATATAGCGAGTCTCGCTGGAGTCGACACATATGAACAAACTTAAACATAAGGTTGGTTGTTAGTTATGCCCCCACGTATCAAAAGGCCATGCAGGCACAAAGGCTGTGTTGCCCTGACAAATGACTCAAGCGGTTACTGCGATGAACATCGGCAGCAGCATGCCGGTGTCGCAGGACAACGAAAAAGCGCAGCTGCTGCAGTCGCGCCAGTGGACGGTAAACGAGGTGTGTCGGCTTTACAAAATCCCGCCGCACATGATTCAGCTTCTCGACAAATCGACCAACAACAACATCGAGCACCAGGGGCTTCAGTACGTGATGTACACGCTGCTGGCCTGGCTGAAGCGCCATGAAGCGGCGATGATGCGCGATTTGTTGTTACCCAGCGAGCGTCGCGACTTTTACATCGAGTTCAACGTCTCGTCGCTGCTGCGCGGCGATCAGAAATCGCGTTACGAGTCCTACGCGCTGGGCCGCCAGTGGGGCTGGCTGTCGGTAAACGATATCCGGCGCATGGAGAACATGGCCCCGGTAGAGGGCGGCGACAAGTATTCGGGATCAATGGTTTCAATCTGCTGAGATATTACCCCGCGCCGTGGGGTCTGCGTTTCATCATCCTTAAAAGTGAAATGCTTGAATTCCATCCGGCAGATATTAAGTAGCGCCTCTTCCAGCTCGAGGTCATCACCGACGTTTTTCATAGTTCTATCAGACACCGCTGAAGTCATGATCTCCTTCCACGGGCTCCAGGCATTGGTGTTGTAACCCCTGAAAAAAAATCGTCCAGCATCAGTTTGGCTTGGATACGGCAAACAAAACTGCGTTAGCGCTACATCGGCAATACGAACATAATTTTGAACATACCCATACCAACTTGAGATAGGTCCTGAGGTTGATTTCGACATATCCAAAAGTAAACGATAAGTTCCTGGCTCTGTAAGGCTGTTGAAGTTTGTCCCATCGGGAGCAACTGCCGAGTCTGTTTTAAATACCCTGGCATCACCAGTAGGTAATCCAAATGCTCCCACTTGCATGACGTTCCCGGTTGCCGTTCCGACGTCCTTCGTAGCGCTACTTCCCAAACCGACGTTTTATAGATTGCCCTGAGGGCACCTGGCCGATAACGTCACCTGATTTTTTTGCAGAAATAATTGGGTGAAAAATATGCAAATTGGCTATGTAAGGGTGTCAACAAATGACCAAAATACGGATCTTCAGCGGCAAGCGCTCGAACGCGCAGGTTGTGAGCAGATATTTGAAGAAAAAATGAGCGGAACAGTGGCGAACAGGCCGGCACTAAAAAAGCTTCTTCGAACGCTGGGTGAGGGCGACACGCTGGTGGTCTGGAAGCTTGATCGCCTCGGGCGAAGCATGAGAAATCTGGTGTTGCTGGTTGACGAGCTCCGGCAGCGCGGTATCCACTTTAAGAGCCTCACTGACAGTATCGATACCTCCAGCCCGATGGGGCGCTTCATCTTTCATATCATGTCAGCCCTGGCGGAAATGGAGAGGGAGTTGATTGTGGAGCGCACCCGGGCAGGCCTGGCTGCAGCGCGTGAGAAAGGGCGAATCGGCGGAAGGCGCCCAAAGCTTACGCAAGAACGATGGGACCAGGCGGGCCGACTGATTGCGAACGGCATGGACAGGAAGCAGGTAGCGATAATTTATGACGTTGCCGTATGCACGCTTTATAAAAAATTTCCCGCTTCAAAGTCGGCTTAA